GTAGGTTGGTATGCTGCTGTTGATATGAAGACAGGCGAAATACTCGAACCAAAAGTAAGAGAAAAAGATACTCTTACTAAAAAGTTCTGGGAGCCAATCTTTAAAAACACTGACTTTAAAGAATTTATTAAAACATATTATTCAATTGGACATAGACCAATGATTGATATTGATCTAGATATTGATGTGCAAGAATAATGTATAACGTAAGCGAAAAAGACTACTCAATTGTAGAGAATGAGAATAGTCCACTCAGTGGAGTTCTTCTTAAAACTGGAACATGGAAAGGTGTTATGGTAGTTTATGGACAAGTTGGTATTAAAGAAGATCCTAACTTAGATATGGCTACACTTAGTTTTAATTATACAGTACAAGATCCTGGAGATTTTAGTGTAGACGAACTTGATCAAGATGAATCATTTAAAAATTATCTTGGCGCGATACTACAATATATAATAACGGATTCTTTAGAATACGCTAAAGAAAATAATTTATCAACAATAGGAATTGCTAATGACGAATCAACTACCGACTCACATACTGAATCATCTTCTTAATAACGAAGATTATTGTAGACGAGTAGTACCATATTTAAAAAATGAATATTTTGAAGGTACACATAAAACGGTATTCGATCTTATTGTCAACTTTGTAAGTAAACACAATAAATTACCAACATCAAAAATCTTAGAGCTTGAGCTTAAAAAGATCAATGCTCCTGAAGATGTATTAAATAATGCATCAAGATTGGTAAATGAAATTGCTGAAAAATCAGATATTGATACAGAGTATCTACTTGATGAATCAGAAAAGTGGTGCAAAGAGAGAGCTGTCTATAATGCTATCATGGATTCTATACAAATCATTGATGGTAAAGACAAAGAACGAAGTGAAGGTGCTATACCTGAAATACTTTCGGAAGCTCTTGGAGTATCATTTGATGAAGCAATTGGTCATGATTATATTGATAACTCAGACGAAAGGTTTGAATTTTATAATAGAAAAGAAGATCGCATACCATTTGATTTAGATTATTTTAATAAAATAACAAAAGGTGGTCTACCTAATAAGACACTTAATATTGCCTTAGCCGGAACTGGCGTAGGTAAGTCATTGTTCATGTGTCATTGTGCAGCATCAGTTCTTAATCAAGGAAAGAATGTTTTGTACATTACAATGGAAATGGCTGAAGAACGTATCGCTGAAAGAATCGATGCTAACTTAATGAATTTGCCAATTGAATCTCTTGGATCATTATCTAAACATGTATTCGATGATAAGATTGGTAAGATAGCAAAAGCATCAGTAGGTAAACTTATTGTAAAAGAATATCCTACTGGCTCAGCTCACACAGGCCATTTCAGAGCTTTACTTAATGAGTTACGACTCAAAAAGAACTTTAGTCCTGATATGGTCTATATTGACTATTTAAATATTTGTGCCTCAAGTCGCATGCGTGGCATGGGTGGAAGTATAAATAGTTATACCTATATTAAAGCCATCGCGGAAGAACTTCGTGGACTGGCTGTGGAATTCAATGTACCTATAGTATCGGCAACTCAGACTACAAGGTCTGGTTTCAGTAATACTGACGTCGGTCTAGAGGATACATCTGAATCATTTGGTTTACCTGCAACGGCGGATCTTATGTTTGCTCTTATTTCAACAGAGGAACTTGAGGAACTTGGCCAAATAATGGTAAAACAATTGAAAAATCGTTATAACGATCCGACCAAATACAAGAGATTTGTGGTTGGTGTAGATCGTTCCCGCATGAAGCTATATGATGTAGAGGAGTCGGCTCAATCAGATATTATGTCTGACATGATACCAGATAAGCCGATAAACAAGTTTGGTGAACGAGAAAGTAATGACTCGTTTGCTGACTTTAAAGTATAAAGGAGAAATATATGAATATGTTAAATACAGCAAAAGCATGGGTAATGGACAGATGGGCAGAAAGAACATCTTGGGACGGCGGTGTTATCGTCGGACTATCATTATCATACCTACTCTTAGGTGGCTTAGTCGACCTATTTGCATGGGTAGCACTTGCTTACGGTGTATACACTTTTATTGCAAAAGAAGTATAATAACCTTTAGTTATGACAATTCGTGGGGGAGTTTCATACTCCCCTTTTTGAGAACAACACTTTTCTGTTAAGTTTTTTCAATTTTTTTCACAAAAACCGTTTACAACTACTCCAAACTATGGTATAATATAACTATAAATTGATAAGGAGATAATATGTCAAATTTACAAAATGAAATGGTCAAAGAGCAAATCTTGGCTGATGTCTTAGAAATGAATACTTCATGTATTCTTAGAGAGCTTGATGGCGGTAAAATGCTACCAGGTATGTGTGAATCTTTCGATATGAGAGTTGCTATGACTGATAGAGATGTTGTGGTTAACAGATTGGTCGAAAAAAGATTTGAAGAAATGGAGGTGCTACATGGTTAATGGTTTAATAGGTACACATCTTGCTACAGGTCAAACTGTAGAGATTGAATTAGATCTTGTTGAATTGGCTCTTGCTAAATCAACTCAAGACCAAGATTGGAATCTACTTAATGATTCTATTAGATTCAAAAATGGTTTTGGTATCATTGGTGAAGTCGAACTTGACTTCATTATAGAGAATGGTGCAAGGAGGATATTCCACTAATGAGAGGCTCACAAAATTATGTAATGACTGCACACACAAAAAGTGCAGGTGATATGCTTGAACTTGAAACAGTTCGTAAAGTAGTTAAAGTTATTAATCAAGAAAATTCTTACAAAGAATCATTAACTCAATATAGATTTGATAATGGTTATTCTGTAACACAACCAACAAAGCTTCCAAGATATTATGTCAAATGTCAAGGACGTGGACCAAGAGCTTCAGTTGCTATTGCACAAGGCAGACATCCTAGAGCATATGACAGATCAATACCATTAAGTTTAGCGGAGAGAATGGATGTATATGTATACCAAAGATGATGTTTCATTTAAAGTAATTGCTACTGAAAATGAAGAAGTGAAAGCTGATTATATTTTTGATCAGCTTAAAGATGCAATTATATTTGAAGAGCAAATGCGAAAAAAAGGTTTTGATACACATGTAGAACGAGTACTTTTGTAATGGAGTACGTTATTCTTGGTTGTATTATATCAATTGCAGCATATCAAGCATTTCAAATTGGCATACGTGAAGGTGCTGAAAGAACAATCCGAAAGCTTCATGAAAAAAAGATTATCAGCGTAGACAGGGGCGGAGAAATTTCGCCCAATATGTTTTATAAAAAAAGATAAAGCTCAAAAAGTTATAAATAGATATTTACAAATACTTAAAAGTAAGGTATAATAACTCTATGAAAAGCTTAAAAAATTTTATTTACGAAGCTAGCCTAGCTGGTGGTACAACTAATTATCAAAGGTCTACAGGAGCGTTTTACAAATACGTCCAAATGGCTAAAGATCCTAATATAGATTTTGAAGCAGATAGAGATGCAAAACTTTATGACTTAGGCCAAAATATAGTAGGCGATATATCTCAAGGCGAAAAATTTAAAATTCTTGATCGCGATGAAAAAGACCTAAAAGTAATGGGTCGTTCATATGTTACTAAAATAAACTATAAAGGCAAAGAATTTTTTATTAGATTATCAGATATTTTAAAACCAACTGGTAAAAAAGTAGATTTTATTCAAGTTGATCTTAAAGATAAATTAAATCCAAATGTATGGGAACCATTTAAAGGCGGTCATGGCCATGAAGGTCAAATCGCAAATGTCTTTATTAATGGGACTGGAGGTAACTGGGAGTTTGAACATAAAGGAAAAGAGTATCATGTTAAAAGAATTGGTGAACCACATTATAAAGGTATAGGAAATCCAAAAACAGACTTATACGTAGAATTGGTAGAAAAATTGCCAGGATATGGTAATCAATTAAAATATAGTTTAAAAGCAGCTAATGCTACCTTTATTGAAAATTGGATGAAACCAGAAAGATATGAACAAATATTTGGTAAAGCAAAATCAATTCGAATTATTATGGATATGTATGATAAATTAAATAAGGATTCAAAAAGTGTAGTAGGAAATACAAAAGCTCCTACTTTGCATTGGTTTGTTGTAGATACTGGAATCACTAAAAAACATACAGGGATTATATTAGATAAAAAAGAATCGCTTGAAGCTTTTAGTGGAGCAAATAAGTTTGGAAAAAATAACGAAGCTACAGCAAATTGTTGGCTCAAGGGAGATCCTACAGATACAATAACGGCATTATTAGATAAAACAAAACCAATTGAAAGTCATGGTGTAAAAGCAGCGCTTTTTATTAGAGGATATGGAAAGGCTTCAAATTCAGCATGTTTTTTAAAAGATAAAGAAGGATGGAGAGTTAATTCAAGTTGGATTAAATACTTTAAACTTCCTAAACATTTTGCAAAAGCACCAAAATGATATCATTAACTAATTACTTAACAGAGGCCGCTGGCAAGAATACTCATATGACTCATATTGAGGATCTTGTTTTAGACGGTGGAGTTAAGGGAGCTCGCCAAGCTATCCTAGCGCTAAGATCACTGAGGGATATGTTGAGCGGTAACACCAAAGCACCTATAGATGTTACTGTCAAGTGGGACGGAGCTCCCGCCTTATTTGCTGGAGAAGATCCAAGAGATGGACAATTCTTTGTAGCAAAAAAAGGCATCTTTAATGCTGATCCTAAAGTATATAAGAATCATGCAGATATAGATGCTGATACATCAGGTGATCTTAATAAAAAACTTAAATTAGCTTTTGATAACTTAAAAGGCCTTGGCATCAAAGATGTAATACAAGGCGACTTTATGTTTGATTCAAGTGATTTAAAAACGGAGACAATTGGTGGAGTTAAACATATTACTTTCCATCCTAATACTATCCTTTATGCTATACCTGCAGGTACGCCCTTAGCAAAACAAATAGCAAAAGCAAAAGTTGGTATAGTATGGCATACATCATATAGTGGTGGAACATTTGAAACAATGAGAGCTGAGTTTGGTAAAGATATTACATCAAAGCTTAAATCATCTCCAAATGTATGGCAAGTAGATGCTACGTTAAAAGACTTAAGTGGTACTGCAACGTTAACACAGAAAGATAGTTTATTAGTATCAAAGAAACTTTCAGATGCTGGTAAGATATTTAAAAAGATATCAGCTTCTACATTAAAAGAAATAGAATCTAATAAAGAATTAAACCTAATCATTAATGTATATAATAATCGTATGGTAAGAGAAGGCCAAAGAATTACGAATACAAAGAAACATGCAACAGGTTTAATTATGTTTGTGAAAGATCGTTATGCAAAACAAATAGATAAACGATCATCTCAAAAAGGAAAAGATATTCAAATACAAAAAAGAGATGAACTTTTAAAGTTTTTTGATAAAAAGAACTTAAAAAATTTAACAAATGTGTTTGATTTACAAAATTTAATTGTAGACAGCAAATTAATTATTATAAATAAACTAAACAAACTAAGTAAAATTGGTACGTTTGTAAAAACAACGTCCGGATTTAGAGTAACCAACCCAGAAGGTTTTGTTGCTATAGATCGTATGGAAGGTGGAGCTGTTAAGTTAGTTGATAGATTAGAATTTTCAACTAATAATTTTAGCAAAGATATTATAAAAGGCTGGGACAATCCAGGCTAAATGGGAACCGAGGATATAAATGTCGATAAAATCATTCAGTGATTATTTAACTGAAAACACAAAAGAGATCTCATTCGTTTTTGGGCGATTCAATCCGCCAACGATTGGTCATGAAAAATTATTTGATGCATTAAAAAAACAATCACGTGGTGGTTCATATCGCATATACGCATCCAAATCTGTAGATGCAAAGAAGAATCCTCTTCAACCAAAAGACAAAATTAAATTTCTTCGTAAAATGTTTCCTAAGCATGCACGGAATATTATGGCCGATAGTGACGTTCGTACAGTACTGGATATTGCAGTCAAACTTTACGACCAAGGGTTCACTAAGGTTACTATGGTAGCAGGATCAGACAGAGTAAGAGAATTTGATATTCTACTTAACAAATATAATGGTCAACAAGCTAAACATGGTTTTTATAATTTCGAAGGTGCAATTAATGTAGTAAGCGCAGGAGATAGAGATCCAGATGCCGAAGGTGCAACTGGTATGTCTGCTTCAAAAATGCGTATGTCCGCTCAACAAAATGATCTAGCTGGATTTGCGAAAGGAGTTCCAGCTAGGTTTCATCCAACAGATCTTTTTAATGCTGTACGTAAAGGTATGGGATTAAAATTAGAAAATACTTTTAGACAACATGTTGATCTTCCAGTCGTTTCACAAACAAGAGAAGAATATGTTGGAGGTAATCTTTTTCAAGAAGGCGATCTTGTTAATATAAAAGAATCATCAACAATTGGACAGATTATTGTTTGTGGTACTAACTATGTTATCGTAGAATCTGAACTTGGTAAAAAAAGATATTGGCTTGATGCTATAGAATTGGCTGAGTATAATGAAATAGGTACTGATGAATATACAAAATATTTACTTAAAAATACACCTTTTTCAAAATTAGTAAAAGAAAAAGAAGATGCAGATATTGGAGATCGTAAAGGATCACAGCCTGCTAAGTATTTTACAGGTCTTGCTAAGTCAACTAAACAAAAAAGAGATGCTCATTTTAAAAAGAAATCAACCAAACCAGCTCCTGGAGACGCAAGAGCTGAAACAAAACCATCTCAACATACAAAGAAATTTAAACAAATGTATGGTGAGTGGGCAGAACATTTAACATTTGAAGATTTTATAATTACTGAAGGTAAGTCAGATGCAGCTTTAAAAAAGAAAGCTGATAAATCAGGTATGCCATTAAGTATATTAAGACAAGTTTTTAATAGGGGAGTAGCAGCTTGGAAAACAGGTCATAGACCAGGAACAACTGCTGTTCAATGGGGATTGGCAAGAGTCAATTCATTCGTAACAAAATCAAAAGGAACATGGGGTAAGGCCGATAAAGATCTTGCAGCCAAAGTAAGAGGATAAAAAATGAAATTTAAAGAACTAAGAGAAAAATACAGAAGTAAATTCCCTTCATCTCTTGTCGCAGCTGCAGTTAAAATTGCTCTTGATATGGGTGGTAATATGACTGGAGCTCATAAGAAGATTGAAGCAATGAAAAGAGGATTAGCAAATGATCCTATGGTTAAAGATGCTTTAAGACAAGCTA